TTTGATTGTTTGTATAATTTATTATTTCTTATGTTTTCTAATCTTTTTGCAGCAGCATCCGATGGTTCTTTCTTACTTTTCTTTTTAATTTGCATTAAAGTTCCAGCAGCACCTGTAATTGCTGCAGCAGCAGGCAAGAATTTACTTACAACAGCAGCAGCAGGTATTGCAAGAGCAGCTTCTTGAAATTGTTTAAATGTTTTCATAATTCCTTGTCAAACATTCTCTTTAACATTCCCTCTGTATCTTTTCTTCTTCTAATTTTTTTTCTTATTAAATCAACTTTCATATCTGTTATTTTCGACTGTGCTACATCAGCAGTAGGTGGATGAATACTCTTTCGATTTGTTGCTAAGTTACTAAACTTATCTGGGTTCTCAATTTTTTTGTATGGTAAAAATGGATTACCAGGATCACTTCTAAAACTTTTAACTGTGCGTTCTACACTTTTTTTTACGGACTTAGAAGATTGTCCTGGATTTAATTTTTTAATCGCTTTAATACCCTGTTTGAGTAAAAATCTCTCAAACTTATTTAATTCTGTAATAAATTGATTGTAAGTTTTCATTATTTAATTGCAATTGCTCTAAAGTCTTTTAATTTAACAGGAGCAGATTCATTTGTGCTTGTCATTACAATTTTAATTGAAAATCCATCAAAATCCTCCAATCCATCAGCAGTAAACTGATACTCTGAAAATTCATTAAATCTATTTGGTGAAACAAAGGCATCTGCTCTACCATCATTATTAGATTCATTAACAACTCTTTCTTTAAATCCATCTCCATCATCATCAACCATGTTAGTATAACCAGGAAACGGTCTATATGATTGTGATATTTCTGAGGAATCTGCAGTGAATAATCTGTAAAATACTCTAAAATCTGCTTCTGATGGTACATTTGCACCAACTATTACTTTTAATGAATCTGCGGGTTGTGCTAAATTAATTTTTTGTGATACAAATACAGAACCATGTGGATCATTCTTTATTTTATTAGTTCTATCATCAGTAGCATAATTATCAGCACCGATTGGATTGTTAATCTTATTTCGTCCCAATTCAAACATAGCATTCTCAATATCTATTTCAGGTGATAAATTTGGATCACTTGATCTCATATCAATCACAAGACTTAAAGATTTATTTTTTGGTAAATTAGATAATCTTTCCTCTTCATTTACTTTTGATCCTACTAATCTTGGATTAGGGAAGAAAGTAGTTTGATTTAATATTGTTGGTTCAAATCCTTGATCTAAGAAAGAAACCTCAGATCCTCCTGAACTTGTACCGCTCACAGTTCTTACAGAAGTACTTACTTGCGTGTCACCAGGTGTAATTATATTAAACTTAGGTGATAAAGTGCTAAATTGATGATTTTGTGATATTGAAGTATTGTTGCCTCCAAAAGATTTATCACCCTTAAAGCATGTCAAAGATTTACCCCCTCTCAAAGGTTCAGTAAATGATGATTGATCAAAATTAATATAGTATGAATCAATTGTATCTTGAGATGTTGAAACAGTGTGAATTGTATTAATTCCAACTAAAGATACACCATTTGCCTCATAAGTTTGAATATTTTCACCAATAAGATGAGAAGTTGCAGTTGTATTAAATCTACCTCTTCCTGTAATAGACAACGTGGTGCTACCTGGAGTAATAGTATAAGAAATAATCTCAGACCCTAATAATGCGTCACCTCTATCAGTAGATATGCCGTTATATGAACCTAAAACTGCAGTAGTAGCAACAGATACTGTTGTTTTATCAGCAGATATTTCCTCTGTTATTTCAGTGAAAGGTGTATCAGGTTGTATACCCTTGATTTCTATCTTATTAACACCTGAATGATGTGCATGATTATATTGAGTTACTTCAAAGGTATTACCTCCAAATAACTCGCCATCTAGGACTGAATCACCATCAGCTTTAACATTAGTTACTGCTGCTCTAGTATCATTATTTGATCCGTATGATATTATATCTTCATTATTAAGGAATTTTTCACCTTGAACATCAGTTAGATATAATGTATCAAATGTAGTATTAATCGCTGTAACAGTTCCCTTAAATCCAGCACCTCTTAATACTTTAACATCGCCATGATCAATGCTCACAACATCACCAATTTTGTATCCTGATCCACCAGAAATATTACTTAAAGAGGTAATTATTCCACCAGACAGATTTACAGTAGCAGTTGCACCAGTACCACCACCAGTAAGAGAAACAATTGGTATATTACTAGTGTTAGAAAAACTATATCCAGAACCTCCTACTGCTAGAGTAATTCCACTGGTTTGTGGATTAGATCCTTGACCTTCAATAAATCCTGTTATACTATCATCATCCGATGTAGCTACATCTCCTGAACTTATTTTTCTTCCGATTGGGAATTGAGTGTTTGTTCTAGTTCCATTTTTAATTTTTAATTTTAACTTTCTTGGCAATCCACGTAAAGCATTATCAGATATTAATTGTGTATTAAAATTACCCGCTTCTATTGGGGGATTAAAGAATGTCACAGTTCCAGTTGGTACAAATGATGCTTTTCTTAGTTTAAATGTTAAATCTGAATATTGACTTGGAGTCCATATTGTACCATTTTGTGATTTAAATAAACTACCTCCTAAGTATTGTTTTCCTACAATGACATTATCAACATCAGGAAGATTATTAGTCTTGACTGTTTTTTCATTCATTGTAGCAATCCACATTTCATACTTATCTGAAGATGGTGATAAGAATACAAGAGCATACTCTTTCTTTGGTTCTAGATAAATTGGTGAAGGAAACTTAACAGTAGTCGCTACTGATCCATCATCTGATGTGTTTATTTGACTTGGATTCAATGATACTTGAGCATAATCTTGAACTAAAAATCTTGTAGGAGTACCAAGTTCAACAGTTCTTAACTCTACAAATAATTTTGCATTTGGATCTTTTGATTTAAAGAATACGTCAAAAGATGTTAAAAATGCACCAGTTTCATCAACTCTAAATGACTGTGCAAGAGGATCTCTATATGGTGCCTCAAAGAACTCTCTCTCAGATCTTGCATCTACATTAACAGTTGTATTGATTTCATTAGGTCTCTGTGGCGGTCTGGGAGGTATTCTAACAGAAACAGATGTTGTATCCTGTGTAAGTATGATTCCCGTGCCTGTAAAGGTTCCTGAAGCATCACTAGCAAGGGCAGTAGATCCTGGTACAGAAATTTTACCAGGTAAATTAGCTGTTAACTTGAATGTTTTTGTTCCTGTACGGAATAATATTGGTGGTTCAGGAGTTTGATTTGCCTTTCTAAAGAAGAAAGCACCAATGATATCACCCCAATTATCAGAGATTAAATCTAAATTTGAGATTGTGGCAACTGCACCACTTGATTTACCAGTAATTTTTGCTCCTTTTACTAGATATCCATAATATTGATCTAAATCAGCAAGTGCAGAAACATCAATGTTTAATACATTAGATGTCGCAGAATACGTATCTGAAGGTGCGGGTCTAGAGCGATCATATATGTCAACCGTATAAACCTCTTCAAGAACTGATAGTGAACCTAATCCAGCACCGATATCTGGTCTACTACTGTCACCAAATTTATGATTTGGTTTTTGTATTCTTATGTACCCAATTTCTTCACCATTTAATTCTATACTTGCATCTTCTAAAATTAAAAATGAACCAGAGGTCATACTAATCTCTATCACTTTAGGAACAATATCTGGAATTCCATTATCAAGATAATGATAGTGACGAGTATCTGGTTTTAATCCATTGGCAGCAAAATATACATTTCTTGATCTCATAAATGGATCAACATTACTACTTATTTTAACTGATTCAACATAATCAAATTCTCTTGAAGGACCTTCTAATACATTTGTAAATGCAGTTTCTGTTACATTAGTGGTTGTAATAGTTGTTGTTGTTAATCTTTCTCTATGATTTCCCTCAAACTCATGTTGATCAGCTTGTATCTCTCTATTTTCAATATCAACATCAGTATCAGTGGTTGTTACATCTGAAATTATATTTGATAATTCAGACCAAGTTGCACCAGTTGATTCAGTTCGATTATTATCAATATAGATTGTCCTTGACCAATTATCAGATGGAGGACTTAATAAAACACCACCAGCAAAAACTGTTACCTCAAATGGGTTTACATTACATACTTCTGTTGCGTGAGGTTGTTGTATCCAATCAACTTCAGTATAATCAAGTGTAATTATATCACCGTTTTTTACACAATTAGGATCAAGTAATTTAGAATTTGATTTTCGATCAACGGTATTAACATCAATAGCAGGATCTAATGCTAACTCAGGTTTCAATGACCAGAAATCAACTGCACTCACCAATTGACGATTTATTGTATCTACATCACATACAGATCCTGTTTCGGGATCAAAATTGATAAATTTTCTATCCTTAAAGTTATTAACTGCAAAACCACTCTTAAATCTATCTAAACCATTAGCATCTCGCACTTGGAATGATTTAGTATCAAGTTCAAGAGCATTTAATGTAGTTACAGTTTCTAAGTTAATAATTCTTTTTTCAAGAGCACCAATATCTCTCATTGTAAATCTACGATTATCTTTTAATATAATCGATGGTTGTTTATCAACGTCGTAAAGATATGGTGGGAGTGTAATCTGTGCCACCTCCATAGACTCTCCAAGTTCTACTGGAGGTGCTGGTTGTTCAGCTGAAGATCCTTTTATTAACTTTACTTCCTCGAATCTATTGATAACAAGTTTATCAATTCTTGGTAAGTAAAAATTAAATCCTAAAATTGCACTTTCATTTGGAGTTATTATGTAAGGACTTGTAAATGCAAATGATCTATTTTTAAATGCAAAAGGTGAACCTGTTGTAGAATCAGGATTAAAATCAGCAACTCTTGGTCTAAAGTCTAAGATATCTGATCCTCTATCATTCCTTACACTTGGAATATCCTTCGAGTAACGATCAGCAGAATAAGAATTTACTGTGAAGAAATCTCCAACATTTGTTGGAACTTCATACTTGTCAAAAATTATCAATAATTTATTTGATGGTGCAGCAAATTTTGCTTTCCTCACAATTTTTGAGTAACCACAATATTGTGCATTATGACCTTTATCCAACGTATAATTACTTGTTCTATTTACATAATTACCTGTAGTAATTTTTTGTAAATTAGTTGTGATCGCTGATTCTAGAAACTTTATCTGCTCTCCAGTTGTAAATTTATTTGCATTAAGATAAACAAAACTTACTGTATTTGCAGTACGACTTACAATTTGACCAATTGCACGACTATCCTGACCTTTAATTTTTTCACCAATTATAGTGTTAGTATCAAGATTTAATCCAGATAAAAATGTTAATTTATCGAGAACAGGAACTTGGGTATCTCTAGATTCATACACTCCTATAATTTTTACAACGTCGGGAGTGTTTAGTGAGATTTCTTCATCTTCAACTCTCACACCATATGCATCAGATAATGTTAATCCATTTGTTGTAGATACATTTGCAGTTCTTGTAATTTGTATTGTTTTACTACGAGTATAATTTTTTATTTTACTTGTAATTCCAATTTTCTTAAGAGTTACATTTACAGTTGCTGTACCACTTGTTTTTGCTAATCCACTAAATTTTATATCATTATTTCCGTTTGTCAAAGTAATTTGATCCGATGTAAGTGGTTCAATTGATCCATCAGGGTAATGTATAGAATATTTCTCTTCATCAAAAGGTTCAAAGAATGCACTTGTAACTCCTACATTTGCATCTAAAAGATTATTAGAATTGAGAGAAATTGTACTGTCTGAGTTTACACTTACTGCTGTTTTTTGCTTACTAATAATTAAATTAGAGTTTGATGTGTTTAGAATTGAAACATTTTTCTTTGGTAACTTTGAATATATACTTGCATTAGATAAGTTTCTTATTTTAGGAACTTTTATTCTAAATGTTCCACCCTTAGCCGCTGCAACTGCTGATCCATTTATACCAGTTACATTTTGAGTTGATTGTTTAAGTGTAATCGTAAATCCATCACTACTTATATCTGATACACGATTAAATATTGGATCAGCTGCTGAACCATCAACATAAGCAATAATTGCATCTGTTTTAATTCCAACTCGACCAGCAAATGACACTCTTCCTGAAGAACCTGACGCATTTGCCACAATATCACTGCCACTTGCTACTGTGGTTAATTGTTCATTCCCATCTAAGTTAGGAAGAATTTTATTATAAAGAACAGAATCTGCACTAAAATTAGTTTCTAACGATGAATCTGCATTTGATTTTTCCTGAAATACTGATTTAATATCCTCTGTTGTATATGCATTAATTTTTTTAATTGCGGATCTGGTTGTTGATGTTTTTTCATTAAATATTAATTCTTCACCAGTTATAAAACTTCCAGTTGTTTCACTTACTATAATTTCATCTCCAACTTTACTACCACCATTTTCTCTTAGATAACCTGTCGTACCACTGGCAAGACCTCTGACCCTAGTGCCAGCAACGGCAGTCGTGGTATTCGTTATTTGTAATATTGTATAAGTTTGTATATCATAGAGATAAAGATCCCACTCAGAAGTCACAGCATTTTGATCAGGATCTGATGTATTGAATGCATATACTCTAGCATCTCCTATTTTTAATCCTCTTTTAGCATCACCATTTGCTCCCTCATCTCTATTTGCTAAAGTCGCTGAACTTCTTCGATTAAATAGTTCAACTACTTTTGTATTATTTCCACCAACAGATATAAATGGACAACCATTAACATTATTAACTTTAAAGACACTGCCCATATTGAACGGAACTGATGCTGAACTGACAGATTTAACATCTCTTGGTTTATCTACATCTACTACAGTTGATGGTACTTCAACATCAAAACCTCTCACATATGCCTTACCTGGTGATAATTTAACGCACATTAAATCATCAGTTGGAGTATTTCCTTGATCTGTAAGTTGATCTTCTGTATATAATCCCTTAGAACTTATCTCATCATTTAGTGAGTTCTGTAAATTTATACGGAAAGGTTCAACAGCATAATTTCCAGATTCATCAAATGTCCTCGTTGCAAAATAATCTTTGATTATTGAATATACAGAATCATCTTCAATCTTTTTAACTGTGCCTTCTCTTACCCTAAACAATTCAACAAAATTAGTATCATCATAATCTGTTAATGATTTTTTTGTTAGTTTGGTGGATATCTTAAATCTATCAGCACCTGGTGCAGCAAAATTACTAAATCCTTTCGCATTATCATAAAGTGAAGAATCGTTATTTGCCTCTACAACCTCCTCAATTATCTCAAATCCAACACGATATGAAGGTTTATTTGAGTATGGTTCTAATACGATAGAAGTTTTAGGAACATCAACAAACACACCTCTCATAAAATATACACCTTTCTCAACATTAAATGAAGATCCAGTTGCAGATGCATTTTCTGCAACTGTACTTAATATAGTTTCATTTTCAGTAAGTGTTGTATTTCCATAGGTGAAGGATTCTTCAAGAATCAAAGTTTCACCATTAGGGAAAGGAACACTTTCTTTACTATCATCTGATGAAGAGTAAGATACGAAAAGAGTAATTTCATCAATACCCTCTGCTGGTGGTAATATAAAATTTTTAATATTTGCAACGATACCAGAAGACTGACCTCTAACTCTAGTTCCCTTACCACCATTATTTGCAATTAATTCGTTTAAATAAACTGTAACATCAATGCCAAGATGTGTTGGATTTACTTTAACAGAAAAATATGCAGAGTTATATTCAACACCACCAGGTATCACCATTGACCCTTCTTTGAATATATGTTGACCAAAAGATTCTACTTGATTTTGTAATATTGACTGTAAACCTGTTAATTCTCTTGCTTGAACAGGATTTCCTGGTCGGAATAAAACCTTATAAAAATTTTTTGCCTTATCAAAATCATCATAATAAGGACTGATATTTAAGTTTGTCTTTTGTGGCATTGTTAGAACTCTAGTATGATTTTAATGTCTTCCTTTTGTCGAGAATTTCTCAAAATTTCAGGTCGATTATCTAAATAGATAACTTCTCCCGACCCTTTATTTATCTCAGATTCTGATAGTCCGTTTGTGAAGTTAACTCCCAAATTAATTAATTTACTTCCTGATGGATTAGTTGTTGCTGTGTTTTGAGTTTGATCAATTGTTCCAGTAAAACTAGAGGTTTTACCTTTGACAACTGATGAAGAAGTCTCGAATTGAAAAATTCTACCACTTGTATCAATTCCAACCCTATCGGTTTGATCTTTTGTAGTTTCATTAAAATGTAGAGATCTATCTCTAAAATATTTTAGTACTTTAGTTTCCTTATCATATGAAGCTATGAAACCAGTTGCTATTTTATTAGGATTATCAATCGTTAAAAGTTGGCTAATTTCTTCACCTATTTCAGGTGTTCCAGATACAGAAGTAAACTTAAATCCTTGTAATGATGAGTAAGTGTTATCTGAGTATATTGAATTAGTGCCTACCTTTGTAGGGTTTTTTACTATTCCAACTTGTGAAAATTTGGTATTAGTGGGAAAATCATTGGTGGTATCATCAAATCTAGCGTAAACTATTACTTTATCAGTCCCAAGTTCTGTGTAAATATCGTTACCATGACCTAAACCTGGCGGTATGATAGGAATTAATTTAGCAGGATCACTTAATGATTCCAAAGAACCTTTTTGTAAACTATCAAGATCGACTTGTGCGTAAGTATATCCTTTTCCACCAGCACTTACAGTAACATCAACTATTTTATTATTTACAATATCAACTCTAGCTTTTGCTCCTGTTCCGTCTCCAATTATATCTACTTCTTGTCCATTTCCATCTGTATAATCAGATCCTCCGTTTTCAATATAAACATGTTTAATTTGATTTTGATTTATATCAGAATTGCCATTATCTCTAACAGCTGCTATTTGTGCATCAGTTGATGTAGACCAATTATTTGGTACTGTTATATATTCTGTTGAGTCAAATTTAATTATATCACTTGGCGATACAGTGAATAGATATTTCCAAAGATAACCATCACCACTATTACCTGCCTTTGATGGTTCTAAATCAGTAAATGTTGGTTCATCCTCAGAAACATTACCTAAAGGATTTTCTCCTGTTGATCCATTATCAATACATGTATAAACTTTAAAGTCAGAATTTAAGACATAGTAATTTGCATCATATAAACGATTTGCCTTAGTTTGTGGACTTTGATTTTCTGCACTGTAATCATCTCTATAAATCTCATATTTTTTACCTGAAGTCCAATCTACTCTTCTTATAATTCTTCTAATATTAGCAGATGATACTTTTTTACCAAACATCATCGTATCACCCGTATGAGCACGATAAGAAAAACTATCTATGGGAGCAGGTGTTTTACCATCTGAGTTCCATTCATTGCTTCTTCCATACCCAACAAGAGTAGGTGCTCCTTTAGGGTTAGGTAAACCTATAAAAACATAGTAAGAATTATTTGTATTTTCGACTGATTCTACAAAATTATTTGCGTTCAGGATTCTAAACTGATCAGTAACTATTGCTGGCATCGAATCTTAACTTTTCTTTTTATTTATAAGGAGTTCCATAATCAAAGTCCAAATGCTCTGATTGCACCAGTAGATCTCAAACCTCTCATAGAACTATTCACAAAGTTTTTACGTTGTATAGTTGGGAATGTTGATAATCCCACATCTACAGTTAAACCTCTTACATTTAATGATATTGGATTTGATGACCTATTTAATCCTGTTCCAAATAATATACCCCAGTTAATCTCTCCTAATTGAGTTGTAATACCCAAATTAGTTTGATTGAATTGACCTTCTGTGTTTATTCCAGTTATAGAACTATTACTATCTGTATGGCAATGTGCTGTAATTACTCCACTAGCACCATCAACGTGAGGTGCAAATTCGACCACATAGATATTATCCAAGAATGTTGTTCCAATACCAACTTTACCACCAGCGTTGGTTGAAAGAACAGATGTTACGCCTGATCCAACTTTAGTTCCAGTTACTAAGAATGGATATCCTTGCTTAATGTCATTAGCACTAGTTAAATTAAGAATATCACCATCATTGTTTTTTCTTACTGCGGTAAAGAAAAATCTTAGTGCAGATGGATTAGAACTTCTTGTTGTTTGCTGAATACCAGTTATGATACCAGTAAAACCTAAAACATTACTATGTGTAAGACCATCAATCTTTTCAGTTTGAAAAACAGGTTCTTCAATAAT